GCATGAAAGGCTCCTGAGTAGCTGAAAGAGACAAGCTCGATTTCGCCGCTACTCAGGGTTCACAGCACCCCGGACGCTGATTGGCTATTCATCCGCATACGGCCATTGCACCGCCAGCGCAAGCCCAAATGCGAAGCGGCGCGAGTTGCCCCGCGCCGCCCCACTTTCCTGCCCTTCGCCGCCTACAATGACCGCTACCCCTCCACGGCGTTGACGCCTTTGCGCAGGGCAGGCGTTCAGGTCGCGCTACCGACCTTGAAAGACGGAGGGACGGTGACTGCTATTCGGGGGCCTTGGGCGGACGACCGGGACCGCGCTTTGCCACCTCGACGGCTGCGCTTTCCTGCGAAGGATAGGGGGTCGTCGGGATCGGTGCGGCGTCACGTCGAGCCAGCTCAGCGCGCAGCATCGCGATCTCGTCGTCCTTGGCCGTGGTCGCGGCAATCAGGCCATTGCTGACGCCATGCGCGGCCTGCGGCGTCAGGTCCCAGCCATCCGTCGCCAGCACCTCGGCCTCGTCCAGCGTGTGCGCGATCGTCGTGTCGCACAGCAGCCCGGCGTAGCGATTGATGACCATCGGCGGGTCCCTGAGGCCATTGATAGCGTCCGCGTATTCCTGCGTCTGCTCGACGTCGGTCGCACGGTACATCATACGCGGGTATTCGCTAAGCGGCGCCTGGTCATAGTACGGCTTGCCATTGTCGTCGGTACGACGCTGACCGCCGGCGTTCTGCTGACCCTCCTGCGTCATGCGGGCCTCTGAGGGACTGCGGAGTACGCGTGTGTCGGTCACTTGGCCTTCTCCTTCTGCGCCCGCTTGAAGGCGATGACGGCATCGCGCTTGCCCGTACGATCGGCCTCCGCCTCCAGTTTCGCGAGCTGCTTATCGGCGCTGCCCGCTGCGATCGTACGGCCCCGCACCGGCGTATCGGGATCGGGTGGACGTACGGTCTTTCTGGTCTGCAATGTCGCCTCCATCTTCGTGATTGCTTTAACGACCGCGAAGGGATCGCCCTCGCTGTCGATGCGAGCCAGCTCAGCCAGCTTGGTCGGACTCTTGCCGGCCGCGTAGATGAAAAGCGCGGGATTGTCGGCGTGACGCGCGATCAGCGACTGCGCAGCCGGCGACAGTGCAGCGAATGCCGTTTCCTCAGCCACAGCGACGTCGGGATACCGAAGCACGGCCTTCTTCTCCGCGTAGGTGCGGACGACGCGATTCCAATCCTCGTCTTGGCGCTGCTTCTGAGCCGTACGAGCTTGCTCCTGCTGCTCGGCCTTGCGACGACGCTGATCCCAAGCGTCGATCGCTTCATCGAACCTGTCCTCGTCAAAGTCGAAGTCCGCCATCTTGGGGCGGTCACCGACGACGATCGGCTCATCGGCCGGGGCGGCGCGCTGCACTTCGGACAGCCGCTTGTCGCGCTCGCGGATCTGCTTGCGCAGGTGATTGACCAGCTCGCTTTCAGCCGGCGGCGTCTCGGGCTCGTCCGCGAAGCCGACGATTTCCTCGCCCTCGTCCGCTTCTTCGCCACCATCATCGGCATTGACCGTGTCGTCCTGGTCCTCGATCGGATCATCCAGATCGAGAATGTCGTCGTGCTCGTCGTCGGTCAGCGGCTGGGTAGCCATCAGTCATTCTCCCTACGCACCCGTCACAGCCGGGCGGAAGCTGGTCGGGTCAGGCGGCGCGCTCAGCGTGATCTTGCTGACGTTCCGCAAGGTCGAGTTCGCGCCCGGTCTTGATCCGCTTCACGTGCATGTCGTGGCGGAGGTGATCGGCGCGAGCGTTGTTCAAATTGGCGCTGGCAAGCTTGGCCTCGGCCTCGATCGGGTCATTCGCAGCGGTCAGCCCGCTTGGCGCTTCCGGCGCGGCCTCAGGGCCACCCACGGCCTGAGCCTGCGCGATCTTGAGCATGGTGGCGGCCTTGCTCTCGTCAGTCTTGGCGGCGTCGAGGCCAGCCTTGGCCATGAGTGCGGCGACCTGCGCCTTGAGGGCCTCAAGCTGTGGATCGGGCTGTTGCTGCGCGGCCTCTTGTTGGGCCTGCTCTTCCGCCTTCTCGTCCTCGTTCTTTTCGAACAAGTCCATCTTGATTCCACGCTTGCGCAGCCAGCGCGTGAAGTCGTCCAGCCCCTCGCCGTCCATATTAGACCCAGCAGTGATAAGCGCCGCTTGTGCGCCTTCCATGTCTTGCGCCGTGACGCACACAGCGGCGTAATTGAGCATCTGCTTGACGGTGCGATCCCGGCGCGTCGTCGTCGCCTCGGTCACATCGGCCATGACTTTGTATCGGCCGGTCGCGAAATTATTGCGGACCTTTAGCTCGCCCTTGTCGCTGTAATCCTCATGCAGGACAGCGACGCCATCGTCGCCTTCCTCGGTCATCGTTTCGACCTTGCGGCCCGGCTCGACGTAGACCTCGCACGCCATGGCCAAGTATAGCTCGCCTTCACGTTGCGTGGACTGGCGACCATTGTCGAGGTACACGCCCGACTTGGCATCAACACGCGCGGCGGCAATATCCATCGCATCGGCAGAGGTATTGGCCTTGACCTCGTCCGGGTCCTGGTCATCTTCGGCAAAGAGGCCGTTGAGCATGGTGACCATCGCGATCAGCCCCTCGGACGGCTTCGGCGCGGGCATTGTGCCTGTCGAGCCAGCTACTGCGATCCCACCTGTCGTCGGGTCCAAGAGCGGATTGACCAGCATATACGCCTGCCGATCCACATTGCGCCGCGATGCCAGCTCGCCAAGATTGCCCTGCATCTGCTCGGGCGCGAACATCGGCATGTCGTACGGTGCCAGCGTCGTGATCTCGTACATCGAGGACATGACGGCATTGAACACGCGCACCATGTCCATGTTTTGCTGCACCAAGCCGCGGAACCACTCGACACCGTCGACATAGGCACGCTCGCCATACATCGGCACGATCGGGATCATGCCCCCGGCGATGTAGCCCCGGTCCTCCAGGACCTCGGCACCCGACAGCACGTACTTGTGGCACCGCTGCCGCTTTGCTTTGCGCTTGCGGACCTTGAAACCACGGTCTTTCAGGCCCGCGATCTCATCCGCCTCGAGGTCTTTCTGCCAGTGGCGCTCTTCCTCACCGCTGGTGTCCTGCGTGAAGATCAGCACCCACTCGTCGCTGTCCTCGATCTCGTAATACTCAGCGACCGCGATCGTGTCGGGACGGAACCACCCGTAGTCATAATACGGCTTCGGCACACCCTCAGGCCATGCCGTCGCCTTGTCGTCCCCATATTCCTCTTTGAAGGCGTCGGGGTCCATGCCGGTGATGACCCACGCGCGCTTGGCGTCGGACTTGTCGTAAAGCGCGGACGGGCCGAAGAACACGCACTGGTCCGCATCCGCTATCAGCGAGGCGGGATTGATCCGCTGCTCGTCGCTGTCCTTGTCGAGCGGGTCTGCCCATTCATTGGTCAGCCGGTACGCACCAAAGCCGCCCTTGCCTGCCTCGCTGCGTGCATTGTCGCGCGCCTGCTGCGCCTTGTACTTGTAGCTGTCGGCGCGGTGCATCCCGTCAAGGGTGTCGGCCGTGTGATTGTCGCTATCGCCACCAGCCGGGCGGAAGTCGGGCACGATGCGATTCTGGCGGAAGTCGTTCTCCAGCTTGCGCAGCGCGCGACGCAGCTTCGGGAACTCCAGCTTGACGGACTCACCGAACTGGTCGCCAGCAGCACCTTCCCACATCGCACCGGGGATGTCTGCAAACCTGCGCGCGGCCAATGCCAGCTCACGTACCGGGATCTGCGGCAGCACGTCAGCAGCAAAGTGCCGCATCGCACGCTCATGGACCTCACGCAGCGCGTCGGTGCCTGTCGGCTTCTCCTCCAATGCTGTGTCGTGGGATACCATGAACCAACGACATACGCGCGCCCGCGAAAATGCGGGTTGGGCATTGGTTGGGCTTTAGCGACGCGCCATGCTGGGGATCGTCACCGGGCCAGCCAGCTTAGCGGCAGGTGGCTTGCGGATAGCCGCCGACTCGAACGACTTGTACCCATGACTATGCTCATCATGCACGGCCGTGCTGCGGAACACCTGGTTACGATCATCCCACGCCTTGCGGTACATGTCGAGGCACGCGACCATGCGGGTGCAGCGCACCTCATCTATCCAGACTTGCGGCAGGAATGCACGACTGGCGGCAATGCCATCGCTTTCCGCCTCTATCCGCGGCAGGACTTCGATAGGCCGGATACCCGCTTCCTCGGCATACTGCTTCTTGCTCTTCGCCTTGAGCCCCATCATGCGATGCTGCGCGTCATGCGGCATGTAGTGGTGGCTGTATGTATAACCACGCTCGATCAGAACCTTGGCGTAATGCTCGAAGCCCTCCCCATCGGCCTCGTAATAATCAATCAGTCGGCGCTCCATCCCCACATCCTGCCAGAAGCAGATCGCGGTGCTGTCGTTCACACCTAGATCCCACGTCGTGTAGACGGGGATGGCAAGGATCGGGATACGACAGATGCGGCCTTCGCGGCGAAGCTTGAGCATCTGCGGGCCAAAATAAGAGCCCTCGACGCTCGCCTCAAAAGCCTCGTCAGGGTGCGACGGATGCTCCTGTTTCATCTTGTCGCCCTGCTGCTCGCTTTTCTTGATGTACCAAGCGCGCTGCTCCCGTGTGAACACAACACCGCGCGAGGTTAGCCATTCGTGCGCCTGCACCTCATCGAAATATCGCGTCATCTCGGCCGTCTCGATGACGTCGGCATCAAGGACATTGCCGTCATCTTCCCACCACGCGGTAAAATGAAATTTGAAGTCGAGCGCGGTTAAATCGCGCCCCTGTGCATCGCTATCCCGCGCTACCTTGACCATGTTGTGAAATTCTCCGGCCGGGCCTTCCGCGGTGGATTCTACTGTGATGTTCATCCCGACAGCGACCGTGTTGAACGCGCCAGATTTCACCTCCGCAGCGCGATCGGGATACTTCGCACACAGCTTACCGAACTCGCTTACGTGAAGCCTCTGTAGCGTGCCCGATCGCAGTGACGTCCCAACACGCACACTGGAGCCGTTGTTGAACCGCAAGCTCTCAGCGCTGTCGTTCTCGGCGGCACGCAACTTGCGGAACGTGGCCGGCAGATTGTCATAGGCGTACTTGATCTTGTCGCGAAAGAACGCCTTAGCGTCGGTCAGGTTGTGCGCGATCACACCGGCGGACAAGTCGGGCAAGAACAGACAGTCATCAAGAATATCTAGCTGGATGACCGTCGTGTAGCCGAGCTGGCGTGCCTTCAGCACAATGTCCATCCCATGACGCCCCAACAAGAAACGCTCCTGATGCTCGTTCATGCGAAAGGGCACGCGGTGGCCCTGCTTGTCCTTTACGTCGTAGAAGCCGCCCCGAAGGCGAGATAGCTTATCCGGGTAGCGCTTCATCATCTCAGACAAGAAGCCGATCTCAACGGGGCTTAGCGCTCCCCCAGCCACGCGCCCATCCCCTCCGGTAACTCATGCTCAGTCACGGTCTTATCGCGCCACTGATCCGGCCTGCGGTTCTTAAGCCAAAAGATCGCGGCTGTCGTGTCGGGCGGGTAATGCTCAACGTAGTCCTCTCGGACGACCTGCCCTTCAACGCTCATGATCTTCACGGCATCATGCCGATAGCCGAGCGCGCGGCGATAGAGGGATTGCTCTACCCGAGCATCTGCCACTTCCTTTCCGACCTTTAGGGCCTCCGAAAACGCGGGCTGCGTGTGCTTCCACAGGTACAGCGTGCTTTCTGCGACCTTGAAGAACTCAGCCGCCTCGCGATCCGTGGCCCCAAGCTCGGCCAGTTTGCGTGCCTGCTCCACATACTCCGCTTTAAACGATGTCGGCCGTCCTGTCTTAGCCACGTGCGTCCCTCCGCTTCATGTTCCGCCACATGCTATTTACCGCCCCTGGCGAACGCCCCAGCTTTCTTCCAATATATGGTGCTCTTTGGCCTGCGGCTTTCATCCGTCTTAGCTCGCTCAGATCCTTGCGGCTCCACCCACGAGAGGGCTTCTCTTTGCGCGCCAAGACGATTGACACCATTCGGCTCTCCTCAGGCGTCAAGGAGCGGGAGCGATTGACCACGTCCGCGAAATGGATCGCTATGTCCTCAAGCCTCATTGCGGCCCTCCTCTACCCCGGTGATCGTCGTACCCTTGGGGGCGTAGGTCTGTGCTTGATCCATGGGGGTCATCGCGCTGTCTCCCAATTATTTTCGGTATGTGCCAAAATAGCTGTTGCGCATTTCGGTATATGCCGTAAATAGGATGCATCAGCAGCACACGGAGACTTCCAATGACCAACATCACCGCCGCCCGCCGTTCGATCCGCCGCTACAACACGGGCACGCTGGCACAGCGTTCGGTGTGGCGCGGCCACCTCTACACGATCCTTCTGGCCGCTGGCATGACGGCCGAGGACGCGTCGTACGCCGCGCACGTCGGTGACGACTGGGACGGCATGGACACACCAAGCAGCGCGGCCTGCCGCCTCCTGCGCGTGGCTTGATCGCCGCGCACCCCCCTTACCCCATCTAAAAGGATTTACGCCATGACCACGATCTACACCACTTCCGCTTTCAATCCCGGCTTCTACCAGCTGCTGGCGGTCGCAGCCGACAACTTGAACCAGGCACAGGCTGCTTTCGACCACTACCTTGCGAGCCCTGAAAACCAGCGCACCGAGGAATACGAGCACGACAATCGGCTCAATCGCACCGCTACCCGCGATGATGTCCGCTACGGCTACACCGAGGTTCAGCAATACACTTTCACCACCACCGAATACGATAGCGACGGCGACTGGTACGACGACGATGGCGACATGCCGGCTCGTTCTGTCGAGCCTTATATCGAGACGCTTATCGCTGAGCCTAGCGTTGTCGTGATGGCTGAAAGTGGCGGCAATGGCTGATCCTTTGAGCGACACGCCGAAGCGCGGGCGTCCGCGCACATCCGTCCTAATTCCAATATCGGCAAAGTTGGATCCCACGCTCCATGCTCGAGCGCGGAAATCAGGGCGCACCTTTCGCGAGCTGATCCGGCTCGGCTGCGATGCGGCGGAAAAGGCATAGCCCATCACCTCCCCCTCTTTAGGTGAGGAGGGGTGTAGGTGTGCATGGGGGCCTCACTTGGCAGGCTGCCATTCCACGATGTCGAAGGCGTAATCTCGCGGGTACGACGCATCGTTGAGCGTCCAGCGGTATTGCTTGGGGTTGATCCTCCGCGCTGTGACGCCTCCGCGGAAGCGAATGTCGACCGCTTCGAAGGGCGGGGGCGTGCCGGTATTGCGCATGTCATGCAGCACCTCCCGGCAGCGCGGCGGGATCGACGCCCATGCGAATGTAATCCTCGCGTGTCGGGGCGCGGGTGGTACGATCGGGATTGAGGTTCAGCTTGCCCGAGGTATCGCCTCCCGCTTCGTGCATCGCCATGGTGGGCCACAGCCGCTTGAGGATGTCCGCGGTCGCCTCCTTCATGCCCGTATCGGCAGGCGGCGCACTAGGGGCCTCCGGGGCAGTGTTCGCGCCGCTGTTCACGCCATTGATTGCTCGCAGCCGCGCCGCGTGCATCTGCCGCTGGTGCAGCTTGGGCTCGGCAAGCGCGCGGATCTGCCCGACCGTGGGCATGAAGCCCCGCTCGCTGGACTTGACCGCGGTGTCGATCGCGTCGGCCAGCAGGTCGTGCGGCAGGTCCGCCAGCAGCCGCCCCGTCTCGTGCAGCCATGCGGTCGCGTCGAGGCTGCCGTTCACCACCGAGGACTTCCACAGCACCCGCAGCCGCTTTTGCAGCCAGTCGTGGGCTACCGGCTCAAGCGATGCGTCGTGCGCCGCGATCAGCCGCGGCAGACTCGACGGGTTGAACGACTTGGCCGCGTGCCCTGCGCTCCACGGGAGCGAAGAGAATTGGCTATCAGCCAAAGCCCAAGTTTCGGGCTGCGTCATCAATTTCGCTGGATCGGTCGGGACGACCGCGGCCGGATCGATTGTTTGCAGAGCGGTTGCCATTACGGATCTCCACGGCTGCCATGAGCCATTCGAGGGGTTCGGATTTGTTCTGTGCTTCGGTGATGAGCGTCAGCAGCACCGCGTCGTCGTCCAATGCCTTGCGCCAGCGCCCGATGACTGAGCGAGCATTGCGCTCGGTGAGGTCGGGGTCTGCCGCCATGAGTAGCGGAATGGTGCTGTCGAAGATCGCTTTGCAGAAAGCGGCTGCGCTGATCGGCACGACGGTGCCCGTTGCGCTAGCAACGGAATGTTCTTCTCTAATCTTATCTGTATCTGGCGTGACATCGCGTGACATTGCGTGACCGGCATCAGGGGTGGTGCTGCCAGGGGTGTCGGCGCTGCCGCCAGATGGCGGTTTTCCGCCAGTTTTGGGTTGATTTGCCCGGTGTCGGCGCTGCCGATCCGTGGCTGTAGCGTCTTCCTTTTTTGGCTGACGCTTCAACCATTGCGCAATATGCTCGCCATCGATCATGCCTTTATCACGCAGCGTCGTGACAATGCGTGACACGTGTTCCTCGTCTAGGCCGGCGAACAGCGCGAACGTCTCGATGTCGAAACCGACTATCGATCCACGATCGGGGTGTTGGGAGGCGTAGTCGAGAAGGGCCCACCACGTACCGATGACGTGGATGGGGCGGACGCTGGCGCGCTTGGCGATCAGCAGCCATTTCGGGTCTGTCGGGGCGCCATGCCACGACCGGAACCAGTCGTTGCTCATGCTACCTTCGCCTTTGCCTTCTTGCGAACGCGCGGCGGGAACAACGTGATGACGACGCCGGGATGCGTGGCCTCGACCAGCTTCTTCTTGAGGTTGAAAACTGGGGTGGTGACTCCCTTCACGTCTTCAACGATGCGCGCGTCACCGACCCACCACGCGAAGTCAGCCCGGTATTTGCAGATCAGCTTTCCGCTGATCTCGACGCGAAACTCGGGCTGATGCTCCAGCTCGGCTATGTGGCCCATATCCTCCAGCGCGCGGAGGTCATCGCAGCGTGCGGCCTCCTTCTTGCTGTCGTGGGTGTGGCCACCAGCACAGGGGGTCTTGATGGCCCGGTATTTGGTGACCGAGGGCATCAGAAGCCAAAGTCCGACTGCATACCGAGCGCGACGAGGTACGCCTGGAGGATGGCGGATTCCTCCTGCCACTCCTCCTTGCGCTTCTTGCGGATCGACAGGATCTTGCGGATCGCCTTGGGGTCGTAGCCGCGGCTTTTGGCCTCGGTCATCACGTCCTTGATGTCGTCTGCGAGGCCCTTCTTTTCTTCCTCCAACCGTTCGGCGCGCTCGACCAGCAGCCGCAGCTCATCCGCTGCGACATTGCCGCCACCCATGCCTTCTTGGCGTCCGTTGTCGGTCATGCTTCGATGCTCCGTTGGTCGGACTTGCGAAGTCCGTGCATAATCGTGGTGTGATCGCGACCGAGCCAGCGGCCGATCTGCGCGAGGGTGAAGCCGTCGTCGCGAAGGGCGCGCATCACGCCCCACCGCGCCTTGCAGACCGGCGCAGTGCTTTCCCGGCTCATGATCTGCGCAGACGTGACGCCGTGATCGGCCGCGGCGATGTCGACGTACTGGCGGACGCGCTCAGTCATGCCTGCCCCGCGTTCGCCGCATCACGGATGCGCTGGCGGCACTCACGCTCAATGCGACGACGGCATAGCTTGCACCGCGTATGCGTCCGATCGATGTGCGTGTTTTCAAGGGTACGCGGATGGCCGCACGGAAATCTCTTATTCGTGCCTCGCGCGCCCCGCTTGGTGCACCGCAGGCCGTCATCTGGAGTGATAGGCGTCATGCTGCTCGCGCCTGTGAAGCAGCGCGAATCTGCGAAGCGCGCATCCCCAATATCGCGCCAAGAGCTTGCGCCAGCGGCAAAGCAAGAAGGTGCTGCCCGGCCATAAGCTGCGCACGCAGCAGGGCCTCGCTGCCTTCCCGCGCGTCGAAGCGAGCATTCGCTACGGCCAGGCTGTCGTTCAGCGGGGTTAGGTTCGCCGCGGTCTCGATGCCTGGACCGGAGTCCTTCGCCACGCGGGCGTATGCCGACCGCGTCATGCCTCTTTCCCCAGCCCCTTGCGTGCAGCAGCACGATGGGCATTGTAGGACACGATCTCAGGAGAGCGGCGCTTGGCTGCTACCATAGTGGCGAGGGTGTAGAGCGCAGCCTCGCGTGCGAAGTATGCGGGGAGGTCTGGTGCGGTCATGTCCGGCACCCCCCAGCGGCGTTGCATCCGTCGCTGACCGGGAAGAGCCCTCCCCGCCGCGCCAATATCGCAGCCTCGAAATCGATCTCGTCTAGCGGCTCAAGCCGATCGCTGAGATAAGCGGCCTCGCGGACCCCCGGCATGCCGTGACGAGCCGCCTTGTCCGCCGCTACGGCTACGGCGAAATCTGCGGGATAGTCACGCTTCATCGCCAGCCATCCCGGAAAGTGGGTGCAAGCGCTGTATGTTTCGCGATCTGCCGGGATGGCAATCTGATATTCGTCCCAGATCCAATCGATACAGTTTTGGCGTGACCACCCTATTTCGAGTAGTGGGGCGCGGTTGGTAATGTGCGCGACCTCAGACGCTGCAAAGCGATGCTTTTCGTCTGTGGTGATGCCGATCCATAGCTCTACGCTGCCTGGCGCTATCCGTTCTCGGATACCCGCACCAAGCAACTCTCGTATCTTGCGCCGGACGGCGACAATCTTGTAGTCGCGAGTGCAGGACCGTGTAAGTTGTCCACGCTTGCCGTTCTGATCTTTTGTAAAGAGCGGCGGATTCGGAAAGCGGTCAAGCATGCCAGCCGTCGCCAAATCGAAATCATCTGCTAGATTTCCCGAGGAGCATTCGATCTGCGGAAATGGAACGGCCCAATTCCCGGACAGGAGCATGTCCCGCGTTTCCAGCGAGGCCGTCGTCTCGTCACCTGTATTAGAGAAGATCGATGCATCAGGCATCGGACCAATCAGACCGCGCGACGCCATCATCTTCATGGCGAACGACTGGACGCCCATACCGTCTGAGATTACTCTCAGCCTTGGATCCGGCAGGGGCTGAGAGATCATCGGATAGATGACTGGCAGCAGGTCCGCGCTCATGCTGCCTGCTCCCGATAGTGGTCGATTGCTTCGCCAGCTTCGATCAGCGACCGCTTCATGCGGGCGATCTCCAAGTCATCGATCTTGCCGTCCTCCAGCGCCATCGACACCTCCAGCATCAGCCGGGTAAGGCGGGTCTGGAGCGTCTGGCCGCTGATCGGCTCGGCTGCGATCGGCACCAGTTTCATGCCCACCAGCGCCAGCGCGTCGTTCGCGAAGCGCCCGTTCCACCGCTCGCACCCGCGCATGAAGGACGTGACCGGCATTTCAGCGTAGCCGGTGCGGTACGCCTTGCCTGCGTCGACGCCTTTGTGCAGATACTTGCCCAGCTCAGCGTCGGTCAGGCCATCCTCGGCCTTGATGCGCGTCAGGCTGTCGCCCAGCGTGTCGATCAGCTTTGAACCCGATACCCCGCGGTGCAGCGGGGGGATTGCCGTATCACCCACGGTCTATCTCCATCGAATGATGATTGAAGCCTACGACCGCCCCAGCCTCAGCGAGGCTCCCCGACAGATGCGGGTGCAGGTCGCGCGAAAGATGCTGGTCGCGTTCTACGTCGACTGGCTCACAGCGCAGATGACGGCCGATAATGAGCCCGAGGATGACGGAGCTGGCGGACCTTGCGAGCATGAAGGTCATGCGATCACCGGCGCGGCGAGAGTCCATGCCTCACAGGTGTCGCGCGATGTGGTGTGACCTGCCGATTTACCATCGTTATCAAGCCGCTCTGGCGACCAGCATTGCCCATCGCGCCAATCACGGCACCGGCCGCAGCGAAGCAGACACGGCCATTCTTGCGTCAGCATTGCTCTGCCTCGCGCCCAAGAGCTACAAGCCAGCGGTCAAAATTGTACGATGCAGCACGCTTCAAAGCGACGCGCGCAGTATTTGGCTTTCTGCTACCGAGCGTTTTGGCGAGCGCCATCACACGGTCATCGCTCAAGGCATCAATAAGGGTATGCGCTCGTGCGCGCTTTTCCGCCACTGTGTCCCGACGCAACTGCGCAGCCTTGACCGCTTCTTTAGCCTGAGTCGCTTTGTATCGATCAATTTGCTTGTCGATGTCGCCTCGCTTACTCAGCGGAACATTCAGGATTCCATGATCCATTATGCGACTGCCCCTTCGCGCTTGGTGGAGCGGGGCTTGGCGCTCATCAGGTTCAGCTCAGCGGCATCGCTCAACTCGTTCAGCGTGGCGATTTTTGCGCGAGCGATACCTGCCCAGTGTCCGGCGGGGATGCTGTCTCGCTGCTCCCAGGAGCGCGCGGTGTGAATGGATACGCCGCGCAAGGACGCGAGCTTGTCGATCCCGGCTGCTTTTACGATGGTGCTGTGCGTCCGCATACCAATCGTATGCATTATGCACACGCTCAAAGCAAGCGCCTTTTGCATACGGCGCGTTGTTATTCGGACGTCATGTCATCGACTCCGAATGAGCGTTTGCGCGCCGCACGAAAAAAGTTCTTCGCCAAGCCGGGTGAAGCCGCCGATGCTCTCAGCATCCCACGCGGCACTTACTACGGTCATGAGAACGGCCACCGCGGTTTTCCCGCCGAACGTGCGCCGGAATACGCACGTCGCTTCAAGGTTAGTGAGGAATGGCTACTTTACGGTAAGGGCGAGCCTGACGTTGACGACCCGATCCCTAGTGTAGCAGACCTAGAGAAGATGGTTCGTCTAGCGATTGACGAGGGGGTTGATATGCAGACCCGCCTCGCGGACTTGCCGCGAGTCGTTGCACCAACGATGCGCGCGCTGCTAGAGCAATACATAGCTGATCGGTTAGCGTGGGAGTCGATCCAAGGCGGGTCCACTCTCCTTGGAGACGATCAACCTCCGCAGTCCACCACGCCAGGCGCATAGGCAGCACAGCACAGCATATATAGCACGTCGCGCACCCGATCTCGCAGGCCGGGGTACGAAGGGCCAGCGCATTTGCTCGCTTATCCATGTTCCTGTTATGTTCCTGCGAAATCCAACTTGTCAAATGTTGCCTTAACCTAGGTACGTTTGCGCTGGCCTACGCGGCCTGAACGGCAAAAATAAAAACGGCGCGTATGCATTTTGCACTTGCCTAGATCGTATGCATAACGCATACCGTCTCCAGCAGCACACACGCTCTGGAGACGACGATGGCAACTTATTCTCCTCATTCCCTCGAAGTCCTGATGGACGCCTACGATGCGCATAAGCGCGCGGGCGACTTCGAGACGACGGACGCCCCGCGCGCCTGGATCAAGGCGTACAATCGTATGCTAGACGCCGCGATCGACTGCGGCATGGCGTACGATCACGTCGACCCGACCGCTTGGATCGCGGCTCGCCTTACGCGCCTGCTGGTGTCGGCATGAGCGCGGGCACGCAGGTCCGCCGCACGGTCGCGCACAAGCACCTCGGTGCGCGCTTCCACAGCCAGAGCGTCACGCTCTCCTACGACAATGGCGTGTCGGAATACGGCACGCGCCTTTCCGCTCCGCGCTGGGTCGTCGGTGCTTGGGACTACTGGTCCCACCGCACGCTGGCTGAGGCCAAGGCGCATTTCCGCAGCATCGGCGCACCGCGCGCGGCCTGATCGCGCGCACCCCATCACAGTATCACACGCTCTGGAGACGATGACATGGCTCAGACCCTTACCCCGCACGAACGAGAAACGCTCAACGCGGCAGAGCAAATCCTTGTCGGTTTGATGCTTCCCGGTGAGGTCTTCATGCTCAGCCTGCATCAGGGCTGGTCGAGCATGTCCGCGGCCTACTTTACGCCAAACGATGTCCAGCACTCCTCGTTGTGGGTTCCCGAGGATTGCACGCTCGCAGGGAAGGTCGATAAGGCCCTTGCGCTGCGCGCAGACGAGGAAGGACGCGCGGACCAGATCAAGGCTGATCGGGTGGCAGCTTTGAAGGCTGAGCTTGCTTCGCTGGCAGACGCAGCATGAGTATCCGTCACCTCAGCCGCGACCCGATCGCGCAACACGCCGCCGCAATCCGCGCCGAACAGCCGCGCACCGCCAAGCCCGTCCCCGCCTCGCTGGTCGACAAGCTGGAGGGTCTTCTGCGCGCTACCAGCTACGCGGTGGAGGTGGCCCGCAAGGACGAGGACCGGCTGTACGGCAGCTACGATTACGTGCGCCTGACCAACGCGGCATTCGACGTGTTCGAGTGCACCGAGCTTTACGAGCTGTTCCTCGACGCCTGTTCCGAGGTCGGCATCAAGTGTGACGGGTCGAAGGTACTCACCCTTGAGAGCCGGGGTACGGAGGCATGAGCGGCTTCACCCCCGGCCCTTGGCGCGTCGAGATAGAGGCGGAGTCCGAGTACGATACGGACGACCCGATCGTCTATGTCTGCCATCCCGGCACGGTATGCGATGCCAGCACTATAGCGGAGATGACGTGGTCTGGCAGCCAAAAGCAGGCTGAACGCATCGCTAACGGTCACCTGACCGCCACCGGGCCTGACTTGCTGGCGCTGGCATACCAATATCGCGATGACCTCCGTTACCCGCCCACAGGTGACAGCATCCAGCGCCGTATTGAGCGCGCCGAGGCCATCATCGCCAAAGCGGAAGGCCGGTCATGAGCCGCGATCACGTAGCGGAGTCAGCCGCCCGTCTGCTGGACGAGGTGATGCCGCCTCTGTCGCTGGCCACCATCAACCGGATGGCTCGCGACACTGCCTACGCCGCTGACGTGGAGCGGGAGGAAGCGGCGAACCGCGCCCTCGCCAACCAGCACTTCGACAATCACCACCGCAAGGGCCTGATCCGGCTCGGGTATATCACGGGAGAGGCGTAATGGACCTCGACAATCTAGCTGCGGCGGTCGCGGAGGCGGAACGCTTTATCGCGCGCGCCAAAGACGTGCAGGCCAATCCGCCACGCTATAGCTTCGTCGGGACGCCGCATACCGCAGCCGCGCGCCGCGCAAGCATGGACCTGACCCGCGCCCTCGCTGACCTGCGGAGGCCGGCATGATCTACCAGCGCCGCACCAGCCTCGACATGCACGATCGCGAGGTCCGCATGATGCCGCTGGCACCGCTCGGGCGGGTCGGGTCTGCGCTCAATCCGGGATGCCTGACGCGTCGTGAGAAGCAGGCGGCTTGGGTCGCTGCCTTGATCGCGCTGGCCTTCGTCCTTTTCCTCATCGCTATTCGAGGTGTCCTGTGACCGATACGATGCGCATTTGGGATGCCGTCTCCAAGACGGACCCTTCCCACACCAAGAAGGTCAACCAGCGCGGCGGGTTCACCGCAATCAGCGCGCATTACCAGATCATGCAGGCGACGAAGCAATTCGGCCCGATCGGCATCGGCTGGGGCTACACGAATGGCGATGCGATCCTGATGGGCGACAAGCTGGTCGTGGTCCCGGTCACCATCTGGCACGGCGATCGCAGCAATGTCTTCGGGCCTCTCTACGGATCGGCCGAGCTGATCGACGCCAAGGGACGCCTCGACAATGACGCGCCCAAGAAGGCCAGCACGGACGGGCTGACCAAGGGGCTGTCACAGCTTGGCTTCAACGCGGACGTGTTCCTCGGCAAGTTCGATGACAACAAGTACGTCGCCTCGCTTGAGCGCGAGTTCGCAGCCGCGGAGCAGGTCGCAGACCAAATCAACGACGCTCAGCGTGCGGAATTACAGACGCTGGCTGAGCAGTCGGGCGCGGACCTCAAGGGGTTCTGCACCTTCTACAAGATCGGGTCGCTTCCCGAGTTGCCCGTCGCGCGGTTCGATCATGCGAAGGCGATGCTGCACAAGAAGCTGGCCGACAAGTCCAAGCAGAAGGAAGCCGCATGATGGACCAGCGTTCCGAAGCGTGGTTCGCGGCGCGCTGCGGCAAGGTGACCGCCAGCCGCATCGCGGACGTGATGGCCCGCACCAAGTCGGGCTGGGGCGCAAGCCGGGAAGGATACCTTGCGCAGCTCGTCACCGAGCGGCTGACCGGCGCGTGCGCGGAGGGCTTCTCCAACGCCGCTATGGCCTGGGGCACCGAGCAGGAGCCGAACGCACGCGACTGCTACGCCTTCACGACTGGCGTAGCCGTGACGGAGGAAGGCTTCGTGCCTCACCCGACGATCGCGATGGCCGGCGCGTCTCCTGACGGGCTGGTGGGCAATGACGGGCTTGTGGAGATCAAGTGCCCGAACACCTCCACGCATATCGCCACTCTGCGCGGTGCGCCGGTCGCGGACAAGTACGTCAAGCAAATGCACTTCCAGATGATGTGCACCGGCCGTTCGTGGTGCGATTTCGTGTCCTACGATCCGCGGATGCCGGTGGAGATGCAGCTTCACGTCACGCGGCTGGATCGCGACGATGTGCTGGTCGCGGAGATCGAGGCCGCGGTGATCGCGTTTCTGGGCGAGGTGGACGCAGCGGTCGAAGATCTGACTGCGCGCTATCGGCGGGAGGCTGCGTAATGCCCGCCGCAGCCGTCAAGCGATATTGGGACTGGCTGTCCGACACGTGCCCGTGCGGTGCGCGATCGGAGAGCGTCCACCATATCATCCACGTCAACTTTCAGCGGATCACCAAAGACGATTGGCTAGTCGTGAAACTGTGCGCCGCCTGCCACCAGAACGGCCCGCAGGCTGTCCACCGGCTGGGCGGCGAGCGGCAGTATCTCGAGCAGACGGGCACTGATTTGGTCGCGCTCTCCATCCTGAACCGGCACAACTACGAGGTGCGGCATGGCTGACACCGCCCCCTTGATCTTCCGCAAGGTGCTTGGTTCGCTACGCCCTGTCGGCAAGGCTGCTGAGGATGCCCTAGCCGCGCTGGACGATGGCGCGGTACGCATCCGGATCACGCGCACCGCAGGCAATGTGAAGCGCAACGCCCTCTATTGGGCCTGCCTTGGTGTGGCTGCCCCTATGCTGTCCGAGCGGATCGAAGGCGACGCGCTCAACGTCGAACTGCTGCACCGCATCCTAAAGGATCGGTACGGCTTGGTCCGCGTGATTCGCCTCCCCAGCGGGGACGTCATCAAGGACTACGAGAGCACGTCCTTCGCATCGATGCCCGAGCCCGAACGCCGCGCCTTTGTGGACTGGAGCATCGAGACGCTGAGCAAATGGCTTGGCTGCGACATCACCGATTTGAAGCGCGAAGGCGAGAGCCAGGCGGCATGACACAGGACACCACCCCCATGACCAAAGAACCCGAGATCGTGACGCAGATGGACCGCGACGCCGCCGCATCGCTTTTGCTCGAAATCGACTATGTGGCGGATAGCGGCGCGGGCTGGCACCGCGATGGCCGCTTCGACAATAGCCACGTCGTCCAAGCCTTCGCCCGCCACCGTCGCATCGCCACCAAGGCGAGCGCACCCGCTGGGGTGGTGGCGGATGGGTGGAGGCTGGTGCCGGTAGAGCCGACGCAGACGATGCTAGAGGCGGCTGGCCTCGTCGATATTGAGATTTACCCGACGAACATCCCACCTGGCCTGACCGCTACGAACAGCAAGGAGGCTCGCGCGATTTGGGATGAAATGCTTAGAGTCTCCCCCGCGAGTGAAGCGCATCCGTCTGCGGGGGTGGAGGATGCCGACGAAGCTGCATCTGCGTATGCCGCCGAATACGCGATGAGCACGGAAGGCGCTGATTACGTGCCGACCGACTGGGAGCGGGAACTCATCGAGGATGCCCTCCATGGCTTCCTCGCAGAACGTCCCGCCACTCCGCCCGCGAGCGTCACCCCCTCTGTAGAGGCGAGACTGCGGGAGGCGCTGGAGCCCTTCGCCAAGGAGGCCGATAACCAAGAGCGCACCACCAGCTTTTCGCATGGAGGCTGCGTCATCCTGCGGACAAAACTCACGATCGGCGACCTGCGCCGCGCCCGCTCCGCTCTCACCGGGAGTGCGGATCATGGGTGACCCGTACCGCATCGAAGGCCCGGCGCTCATCAGCTTCTCGGGCGGGCGGACGAGCGCGTACATGCTGCGGCGGATGCTCGACGCGTTCGACGGCGCGCTTCCGCCCGATCTGCACGTCGCCTTTGCCAATACGGGCAAAGAGCGCGAGGAGACGCTGCGCTTCGTCCACGAATGTCAGGTGCGCTGGGGGGTGCCGATCCACTGGCTGGAATGGCGCACCCGGCGCACGAAAGACGACGATGGCAACGTGATCCCGTTCGATGCCCGCTTCGAGGAAGTCGGATATAACAGCGCCAGCCGGGACGGGAAGCCATTCGCTGACCTGATCCGCGTCAAAGGCTACACGCCGAACGCCGTCACACGCTTTTGCACCAGCGAATTGAAGGTGCGCGTGATGAAGTGGTTCATGCAATCGCGCGGGTACGACCACTGGACGAACGTCGTGGGTCTGCGACATGACGAGCAGCATCGGGTCGCCAAGTCGCGTGTGCCGAACAAGGAGCGCTGGACTGTCGCGCTCCCTCTGGACGACGCCAAGGTGTCGAACCGTGATGTGCGCGCGTTCTGGCACAGGCAGGATTTCGACCTGCAACTGCTGCCATTCGAGGGTAACTGCGACGGGTGCTTCCTGAAAGCTCGGCCTAAGCTGTGGGAGATCGAGCGCACCGCGCCCGGCACTCTCCAATGGTGGTCGGACATGGAAATCGGGCCTGGCAAGGGCCGCTTCGTCACCGAGTACAGCTATGCGGAACTGATCCGCGATGTGCAGCGCCAGCCCGACATGTTCGCCGGGGGGCTGTTCGACAACGATCCCGAGATGGATGCGGAGTGCGCCACTTGGTGCGGAGAGGCAGCATGACGGGTGACATCACCAATGCAGAAGCGCGGGCGCGGGAGGTGCTGGCGAAGGCCCTGCGCGACGCTGACCCGGAATACGAATGGCTGGCCTTGCATGTAGAGATAGGAAGTGGCGGCGAGCAAATGCACGCTGCTGTCGCCGCGATGCTCGCCTTTGCCGCCCCCCCGCAGGTAGAGGATACGGACGAGGTGGGGCGGGTAGCGCGGATCATTGACCCGGCAGCCTTTGGCGATGCCGAGATTCTGCGCAGCCTCGGTTCGTTTGACGAGCGGCCCGAGCGACAGAAGGTAGCGCGCCGCATCGCCACTGCCATCCTCGCCGCCCTCCATCGTCCTGATAGGTACAGAGAGGGGGTAGAGGATGCGGCGCGGGCTTTCGAGCAAGCGATAGAGGTCGGCTATCCCACGCCTGCCGCAAAGGGCGACAAGTGCGAGCACGGGCAGTACGGCTGGGAGGCCTGCATCGCCTGCTACGATGACGCTCTCACCGGGCAGATTGCCGCCATCCGCAGTCTCGTCTCTCCCTCTAAGACCGGAGGGGAGTGATGGCCGATTACGAGCCGACGCGACGGATCATTCTGGACGCGCCACCTGCGGATTTCGAGCGGTGTCTGGTGCTTGCGCGCCAGGCGATCCGTAGTGGTGAGGAAGGCGATAAGTGGGGGTACTGGAATTCTAGCGAACCCGACTTCCAAGCGGTCGTCACCTTCAACAAGGCAAGCATTTCGGTCAAGGCTGTCCGCCGTGCCGCCGCACAATCAGATGAGGTGTGGCCATGACCGGCAGTACGATACCCCCATCAGAGATAGCACGGATAGCCGAAGGACTCACGCAAGCTCAGCGCGATATTATACTCGGGCACTTGGTCGATATTCCACCCGATGAGAGCGACCAGCTTGAGTCCATGGCATTGAAGGGCGAAATGTTCTTCGAGTGGGTCCGCGTCCGCAAGGTGACGTGGCCTATCACACCCCTTGGCCTATCCGTCCGCTCTTATCTCCTATCTCAGAATGAAGGGAGTGATAATGACAAGTAATGATCTTGAGCGCGCTCCTTCGGAACCGGGCTTTCATGCTTCGCACGGAGCCGCAAGCGTCTCCGCCCTGCCGGGTTTCATTCCCTCGCGTGGGAGCAACTGATATGGGTATGTTTGATGACTTGCGGTGCGAATTACCTTTGCCGGATGGCTGGGAAGGAACTGGTTTACAGACCAAGGATCTTGGATGCACAATGTCGCTAGTCACAATAACCAAGGCGGGTCGGCTGGTAGGGCAGAACCGAGAATGGTGGTGGGAAGCGCACAAACCTGAGCGCGACTTAGATTTCCATGGCGACCTGCTTTTCTACGGCCATGAGGGTAGTAGTCCACAGGCAACAGACTGGCTATGGCACGAATACATTGCGCGCTTTTCAGAAGGCCAACTCGTCGGCATTCGCGTCGCCAGCGCCAGCGATGGAAGCGGCGAAGCCGACAAGACGCGCAGCGGCTTGGCCGAAGGCGACAGCGCGGTCCCGAAGGGAGGCGCCCATGCGTAGCGCCCTCGCCTACGACGCTTACGGCTACCGTACCATCGGCCCCCACGGTCTAGAGCGTAAGCTAGAGGACGGACGCTGCATCGTCATGGTCGACCATAGCACCGATATGGAGGCTATTCGGGCAGCTATGGAGGCTTTGGATAGCGTCCCGGATGGCGGGAGGGTGGACCATGGATAGCGCCGTACTCGAACGTGGCCAGTCGCCTGCGCACTGGTGCGAGGTGTTCCGCGCCAAGGGCCTGACGCTGTCGGAGCGCACCTTACGTGCCCGGGCTCGCGAACTGGCCGAATGCTACATCGTGGGGGCGGCAATGCTGATTACCCCCGAACAGATTGATCGAATCCTGGAGGAAAGCGCTTGCCGCTCGAAGCATACCCCCGCGGTAAATCATGGTGGGCGCGGGGCAAAGTCGAATACGACGGCCTCCCCATCACAGCCTACATCCGCGAAAGCACTGGCGCATCTACGGAAGCAGGTGCGCTCGAGTGGGTCCGCAACCGGACGTCGCTCGAACAGCGCCGCTATCATCTAGGCGATGAAGCCGATGAACGCGAATACACCTTCGCGGCCGCGGTGATGGAGTACGCCGCCAGCGCCGACACGGCCAAGCATCTGATCCCCATCGTGGAGCGGCTGGGAGCCGTGCCGGTGCGCAAGATCACGCCCAAGATGGTGAAGGATCTGGGCCCGGAGTTGTACCCCAAGAACGCGACCGACACATGGCGGCGCTGGGTAGTCACTCCGACCCGGGCCGTCATCAACAACGCGAACGCGCTGGGTCGGTGCCCGCCAATCCGCATCCCCGGGTACGAGAAGGACGAGCGAGTCAAGCAGGACCGCAAGCGTGGCAAGCGCAGCCGCGTTAAAAAGGTGCCCGGGTCATTCGATTGGCTGCTGGCATTTCGCGAACACGCGGGGCGGTATCACGGCGCGCTGGCACTGTTCATGTTCGCCACCGGCGCCCGGGTCGGTCAATCCGTGGCAATGATGCCCAAGCATCTAGACCTCGCCAACGGGCGCGCGACGATACCCGGGGCCAAGGGCCACGATGATCGCGTTGTCGACCTACCGCCTGAGCTGGTCGAGGAATTGCAGGCGCTACCGCCGAAGCATCCCCGTCATTGGGATCGAACCGCACGCAACCTTCGCGTGTTCGGCTTCGCGGATCGCTGTGGCCCGCTGTCGGGATGGCGCACGGCCTGCAAGCGCGCGGGTATCGAATACCTGTCTCCGCACGCGGCTGGCCGTCATGGCTTCGGACAGGAGATGAAGATCCGCCAAGGGGTCGATGGGCAGTCCGTAGCGTCTGTGGGGGGATGGTCCGACACCGCAATGCTGGACCGGGTTTACACCCACGCCGAGGACAGCGGTAACAAGATTTTAGACGCGTTTCGTACAGGACGCGTACAAGCCGAAAATAGAACTGGCCGTAAACTACGGAAAGGCGTAGAAGAATAGCCATGCCCAACCCTTCCCTCCGAAGGCAGAGGCCACAGGTTCGAATCCTGTCGGGTGCACCAGCTTTCCCGCTCTTTTCGCCAGTTGGCCCTGCCGATCCTTGCAGGACAGTGCAGGAACATGCGCGACCGAAACGGGAACGCGCGTACAATTCCGGTACAGGGGATCAGACGCTCGCGGTTCTCGCTGCCCCCGATTCGCCTAACGTCAAGTCGGATGCAGCATGAGCCGCCCGCGCATCCTCGACCTGTTCTGCTGCGCTGGCGGTGCGGGCATGGGATACCATCAAGCCGGGTTCGACGTCGTCGGCATCGATATCAAGCCACAGCCGCGGTATCCCTTTACCTTCATCCAAGCTGACGCGCTCGAATGGCTGCGCGGCGCGATCGATACCGACAATATCCGCCACTTCGACGCGATTCACGCTAGCCCGCCCTGCCAAGCGCACACCGCCATGAAGACGATGCACAATGCTCGCGATCATGCCGACCTCGTTCCAGCGACGCGTGACCTGCTTATCCGATCCGGCCTGCCTTGGGCGATGGAGAATGTGCCTGGCGCTCCAATGGTAGCACCCATCATGCTGTGTGGGACGATGTTTGGATTAGGCGTGGAGGATGCTGACCTCCAGCGGCACCGGCTGTTCGAGTTGAGTCATCCTCCGGTGTTCGTGCCGGCCTGTCAGCATGGCCAGCGGGACACGATTGGTATTTGCGGAGGCCATGCCCGCAACAGGCGCCGTGCACGCACGATCGGGATCTACGGCGAAGGCGCGCGGGATAGCCGGCGCAAGTTCGACAAGGGCGTTCCGGACTTCACTACCGTGCAAGCCCGTGAGGCGATGGGTATTGATTGGATGACCTTGGCGGAACTCTGTCAAGCTATCCCGCCTGCTTATACGCGGTGGATCGGGCAGCACATCATCGCGCACTTGGCCGCTGAAAGGCTGGCAGCATGACCCCCGAGATCGACAGGCTTAACCAACAGAGGGAAGTGGCATGAGCGAAAATCCGATCCGTGTAGCGACCGCCGCGCTGAGCGAACGCATCTTTGCTGGACGTCCGACGAAGGATGGGAGCAGGTTCAAGGAACCTCGCTACGACGTCACCAGCGATGTGCTGGTTGCGATCCGCGACAAGGTCGGCATCGGCAACGAGATCGAGGTGGCGACGGGCGGCGTGGTCGAGTTCCGTATCGCCGTTCTGCCGCCCCTCACCTCCCCCGAGATAGCCCGTCTTAATGGAAAGGATGTCGTATGAGCCAGTGGAAGCTAAAGCGCACGCATCAGTGCGAAAAGTGCCCATGGCGTGCAGAGGTCGACCCCCACGACATTCCGAACGGCTACAGCGAGGATCTGCACCAGTCGCTAGCTTGCACGATCGCAGAGCCCGGATCGCTCCGGTCTACCGGGCGCGCTATGGCATGTCATGAGCACGACAGCGCAGACGGCGTACATTGCGTCGGGTGGCTGATGCACCAGCTCGGTCCCGGCAACAACCTCCCCCTACGAATGCAGATGATAGGCTGTTCGAACCGTGGCGCAATCCGACTGCGCGGAGAACAGCATTCCACTTTCGAGGACACCTTACCATGACCACAGAATACGGAAAGCCTATCCAGGTGGAAAGTTGCGGCCCGTTGTTGCTGCTTCCCGTCGCGCCCACTGACGCTCAACGTGCTGCGGGTCGTGCTAGCGAGCTGTACACGCGCGGCGATATGCGCTTGTACTGGGTCAATTGCGGAGATCTGGACGTGTTGCGTTTTGCGCGCCCTACCCCTGACCATTCCGAGGATAGGATTACCATGCCACAGATTTCTGAAAGCGCCGCAGTCGCGCTGTCCCCGTACTACCGTCAAGAATCATCGTCGGGTTTCGAGCAGTATTTCAACGACGGCTGGCTCGCGGCATGTCGCCACTTCAACATCGTCCACGAAGACACCGACGTCGACCGCTTCATGGCCGCCAATCCTACCTCGGACCGGGATACGGCAAAACTGGCTATCGCATTTGTGAAGGATCAGGCCGCATGACCCCTCCCTCTCCCACACTGGTAGAACGGGCGAGAGGCGCGGCAATTGCGATGCACGGGGATCAGCTATATGGGGATCAGCCATACCGCTCGCACCTCTATGCGGTCGTGCAAGTGCTGCGGGACTTCGGCTACGGAGATACGTACGTCGCCGCCGGCTGGCTTCACGACGTCTGCGAGGATACGAGCGTATCACGTGACGACGTCAAGCGCGACTTTGGCCCCCTTGTCGCCAATCTCGTATGGGCCTGCACTGGCGAGGGACGGACGCGCAGCGAGAGGAACGACGCAATTTACGACAAGATCGCTGCGCACCCTTCCGCTGCCGTCGTCAAGGTAGCCGATCGCGTCGCGAACGTCGAGGCGGCGCAAGTGGCACCCGCGCATATGACACGGTACTGGCTAGAAGCGCGGGCGTTTCAATCGCGTGTTGCTCGCCGTGTTGAAGATGGCATGCAGGCGCGTCTTAACCGAGCGTATCGGAAGCCCCAGCCATGACTCGATAGGTGGCGGGTACATTGCAGCACACACCCGCCACCACGTAGGCTAGGCCCGCCGCGGATATGCCATTGCGATGTTGGGAAAGCAAGCAGACCACCGAGCCTCACAGGAGGCGATTCGATGGACCAGCAAGACCTATGGGAATGGCGCTACCGCCAGTACAAGCCGCTAGCCCTGATAGCGGTGATCGAGCGAGGCGGGGAGCACGCGGCGCTGGCATCCGTCATTCTGGATGCGAAGCTACTGGCGATGGGGGCTAAGCCGAACCGTCAGACGACCGCGGACTAGACCCCCAGGCGTTTCCGGTGATGGCTAGGGGCGGCATCTAAACACCGCCCCCGTTGCTGTTTCTACTCGTGGCAGATCAGCTATATTGCGGATCGGGATCCTAAGATAATCTGTCCACTCTTACACTTCCCCGGAGAGGGGTTGCTTGGGAGATTGCCGCCGCAACATTATCGTACTAGCGCACCTGCTGAGGTGCGTCTATAGTATTCGGGCTGTGGCGGCGTGGAAGGACACGCAGTGCCAGACCGTCATTCCTGAACCGGTAGCACCGGCTTACGGGTCCAAAAAATGCAGGACAGCCGGTATCAAGCCCGGCCCACAGCGCCTAGACCCCCAGCCGCTTCCCGGCCTGCCGCGCTACTTCCGCCTCTACCGCAGCCACCAGTACATCCTTTGCCGATTGCTTGGTGGTCGGATTGCTACGGTCTGCAATGGCACTACCGATCGCGGGCAGCACGATGCGATTGAGCGCGAAGGTGGCGATCTTGCCGAGGCCGGGGAGCTTCATGAGGGTGCTCCTCCGATGGTAGCAACGGCATCGGGCACGCGGGGATCGCGAGCTATATTACCAAGTTGCTTTGCACGGTGTCTGGTCTTGATCTGCGACAGCACGACAGGGCCGACGATACCGACGATCGTGCCAATTATCGTAGCCAAGTCACCTTCGATCCAGTGTCGACCAAGCGCGAACGCCGTCACGGCCAGCACGGTAGCGCGGATAGCCGACCAAGCCTGATCTGGTAGCGGGCTATCGGGTGCTATGATTTGGGGGCTCTCGTTATCGCTCATACAGTCTCTCCATCGTCCACCCAGCGCGCCATGATGCAAAAGTACCCGCCCGTTCTCCGGCACACGTCGCTGCTGTGCATGTGCCATCCCCTGCCACCTGATGCGCAAAGCTGATTTGCCGCGGCGTCTCGCTGGTATGGAAAGCGGTAAGGTCCGAGTGTCATATATTCGTGACGCCCATTAGGCTCTGGCTGCCATGTCATGCCGCGATCCGATCCAGCCAGCCGAACAGAAACGTCTCATTCGCCGCCCTGCCCTCGCACAGCGACAGATAGCGCTCGCCCTGCAACGCGTTCAGCAGCAGGCA